AAGCGGCAATCGCTGTTGTACCAGAGCCGCCAAAGCCATCAAACACTAACTCGCCTTCATTTGTATAGGTTCTAATTAAATACTCAAACAAACCAACGGGCTTTTGTGTGCTATGTAACCCACGTTCACAGTTGAATTTAAGCAAAGTGCTTGGGTGTCTTGTTTCTGCTTCTCTAAAGCGTTCTTTTTGCTTATCACTAAACCCAAATTTACCATAAACATT